AACGTCGTGTCCGTGCCCAACTCGAACATCGCAGCGCCGACGAGCACGTCGCCGACCTGGACGTTCAGTGTCGTGTCGGTGTTCAGCGTCGTCGCGCTTGAGTCGTTCTCGCCTTTTGCGTACCCGATGTAGGTGCCCACGCGCTACCTACTGCGCAAGTAGCCAGCCCGATTCCTGCGTCGAGCTGAACCACCATTGAAACTTGCGCGCCGGGTTCGTCGCGCCCGTCCGATAGCTGAACACGTAGTCGGCAGTCCGCCTTAGCCCGGCATGCGCCGCCACAAGCTCCGCTTGCTCAGACGCCGGCCGCCCGAGCCGCTTGGCAGCGAACACGCCGCGCGCCATTAGGCCGGCGATGTCCTGCGCGTGTTCGCCGTCGTCCCATCCGCCGTTGTCGCTCCAGCCACGGCCATACACACCGCTCGCCCAACCGCCGGTCGTCGGCAGCGCGCGGTCGCCAACGAGGTACGCCGGCAGCATGTAACCGGACCATCCGCCGCCCGGCAGGACCGCGCCGTCCCGCACGCCGTACCGCGCAATGTAGAGCGCGTACCGAGCGATCCAGTCGAGGTAACGATTGTCGCGGGTGACGCGGTGCAGCGCGTGCATCTTGTCCGCAAGGATCGCACCCATCCACGGCGACGTGATGAGGTCAGCGTCGTCGCCCTCCTGATGCTGCCGCACGGTATGCCACGGCACGCCGTCGGCCACCGACATCGCGAGCACCTGGTCGCCCCACGTCCGCGCGCGGACGAGCGACTGCGTGTCGCCCGACATCAGGTGCCACGCGAGCGTCTCGCCGATGGCATACGCGATTCGCCGCTCGGTCCAAAAGCCTTGCGACGGCGAGTAGGCGACCGGCTCGATGCGCGCGTGCGCGGCCGCGATCGCCTGCACATGCGGGCGGAATCGCTGGTCCCCGCCCTCGGCCTCGAAGATCAGCGCGGGCGTCGCATACGAATACTTCGTGTCGTCTTGGTTCGCCAGCGAGAAGATCCCCGCCTGCGCGCCCGTAGTCGGCATCAGCGCGTAGTAGGCAGCAATCAGCCGCATCGCTTCCGCGCGATCCTCAACGCGGCCCGAGCGCCGATAAATGCGGTACACGGTCGTAGCGAGGTCGAACAGCCACGGCTCTTTCGGGTCTGCCGCGTTCGACGCCTCACGCCCTCGCTGCAGCACGGCGAGCGCAAGCGCCGCGTTGTCCGCTGCCGTGCCGGCCACAGGCAGCACGCTGCCAAGCAGCATTGCAACGGCACCGCCGGCCGGCGCAGGGGGCGGCGCAGGAGCGGGAGCAGGCGCGGGAGCAGGAGCGGGGGCAGGGGCGGGAGCAGGTGCCGGCGCGGGCGCAGACGCTGCGGTCACGTCCCAGGTCGGGCCGACGACGGAGCACGGAATGTTCCGCGAGGCGGACTCCCACGCTTCCTCGGGCGCGGCATGCTGCGACACCTGCACAGTGCCGCGCATGACGCGCCAGAACGCCTTGCGCGTGATTTTCATTACGTCAGCCGTTCGGGTCAATCAATCTTCGGTGATCGTCGTGCCAGTCGTCAGGCGCGGCGTGATGCCGTTACCGCACACGATGGTCGGCGAGATTGCGCCTTTGTACAGAATCTTTCCGGTACCGCTTGACGCCGTGCCGACCGCAAAGTGCGTTGCGGTACCAGAGCCGCCCGTGCCGGCAGGAAAATCCACGTTGGCGGTCAACGTAACGCTGTTGCCTGACACCGTGAATCCGCCCGACGTTCGCGCGACCGTTGCACGCGCATAAGACGTATACGCAATCTCGCTGGTCGTCTGATCGCCCGCTTCGCCGGGATCAGCGGTATGAAGCGACAGAAACAGCGAGCCAACCGTACTTGATCCGCGCAGCCCGGTCGCGTCACCGATGTTCGCTGCGTTGGTGTTGTTGAAAATCAGCAGCAGAAGATCGTTCTCGAACGTATTGCCTTTGCTCATGTTGCCTCTTTACTGAAGGCCAATCACTTGACCGTTCTGATCGCGCTCGACCGGACGCACGACACCGTTAATTTCGACGCCCACCACACGCCCGCCTTCGCGAATTACGCGCTTGGGTGCGTTTAGCGTCTGCGACACGCTCTCAAGCCGTTCCTCGACGCGCTGCGCCATGATTTGCAGGTTTTGCATAATCTGCGACGTCGCCTGCGCAAGTCCGTCGACCTTCGCGTCGCCGTCTGCCGTCTTGGCCTGCTCGGCGGCCGTCTTGGCGCTGTCGTACTCCAGTTGCCGAGCTTGAGATTGTTCTTGTGCCGCAACGCCCGCCTGCTGCACGTAGAGCTTCACCTGCGCGTCTAGGTCGGCCATGTATTTCTGCATGTCCAAGCGCGCGGCCTCAATCGCTTTTTGCGTCTCTAGGCGCATCGCCTCGATACGTTGGTCCGCTTGCATCTTGGCGGCCTCGATCTGCGGCTTTTGCTCAAGCTCGATAAGCTTCGGGTCCGGCGGCGGCGGCGGCGGGGCTTGCACCTGATCGCTTGGCACAAAGAATTTGCCATTGGACGAGAAGCCTGCAGCCTTCTCAATCTCGGCCAAAGTGTTCGCAACGTGACGCGGCGTCGTGGTATTGAGCGGCAGCGTTTGCATCTGCATGGCGAAAATCATTTGCAGATGCGCCATCAGCTGCTCACGGTTTCCCGTGCCCATGCCGACGTTAATCCGAAGATCCTTTCGGGTTTTCCACGTGCGCGGGTCTACGACCGCCCACTGCCCGCGCAATCTCACGACCTGCTGCTTGTGGCCGTGCTTGAGAATTTGCTCGTGGACGAGACTGAACAATTCTTCAACGCCCGCAGCGAACACGCGCGCAATCTGCTCGACGCGCTGCGCCGCCGACGACGTGAGTTGCGCCACGCCCGAGGCCGTGCGATTGAGCGAGTTCTGATCGAGTCCGGTGAAGTACGAATTCACCCCGGCGCGGTTCTGACGCACGCTGTCGAGGTAGTCCAACCCCTGCATCGCCTGCGGGAAAACATTCGGAATCGGGATCGTCACCGCTTCCTGCGACGGGATGCCACCGTCCTCGACTCGCACCACGCCGCCAGGACGCGACACCAGCAGGTCGTCGAGGTTTACCTTGTCGCTAACGAAGGTGCGCGGGTTGTTCGCGAGGTAGAGGTTGTTAATCCCCTGCCGCAGCATCATCGTTTTGATTTCCTGGATGTCGGAAATCATGTCGTCCACGCTCAGACCGACGTGCCGGTGCGGCAGCGGCGCAGGGACGATGCTCGACACCGGGATGCGCCCGCATTCCTCGCGGTACAGCACATTGCGGCCGACGATGATGCAGTATTGAAGCTCGGCAATGCCGTCTTCGTCGGTGTCGTGCCGAATCCAGACCATGCGCGCCTTCACGCGCCGCATCGAGGGATCGACTTGCGAGATGTCCTCGCTGTCGGCTACGTCTTCGCCGAACTGGTCCCGCGCTTCGTCCTCTTCGGTGTCCGTCTCGCCGCCGTCGTCCGCGATGTCGTCGGGGATGTCCAGTCCCATCGCACGCAAGGTGCTGATGGTACGCATCTCCCAATACTCAAAATAGTCGCAGTCGCGCAGCTGGAACGACGCCGTGCGGTGGCCCACCTTGACGCGCTCGGGCGGCAGCACGCAGAGCTTGGGATAGCCCTCCTGCCGCACCTTCTTAACCACCACGTCGTAAACCATCGGCGGCGGGGGCGGCGGCATCATCACAGGCTGACCCGTCATCGGGTCCACGCCCTGCTGCGGCGGCGGCTCGACGTAGTCGGGGTCGGGATACTCGTCCGCCTCGACAAGCTCAAGCGTCTTGTCCTCCATGAGCTTTGCAATGCTCTCGGGGGACTGGCGCTCGTACTTCTCTTTTTCGACCTGCTGCGTGGTGTCCCAATAGACCATGCAATAGGCGTTCTTGGTCAGCAGCGCGTCCATGAACCAGTCATGGCACACCTGGAACCACGGATTCAGCCGCTGGATCGTGTACGACGTGTAAGCCGACTCTTGGTCCGCCGCTTGCTCGTCGCCCGGCTCGGACGGCTCAAAGACGCAGATGTCCTCACTCGTGGTGAAGATCCGCGTGAGCGACGGCATGATCCAGTTGATCGTGTCGAACACGTCGCGCGACACGACCTGCGACGTACCCTCGGGCGCGGGATAAGTGTTTTGCCCGAGGTAGCGCTCGATAGCTCCGGCCCGCTGTGCCGACAGTTCGCCCTCGCTGTCGCTGCCATAGGACGAGGCTTCCGCCGCGTCAATGGCGTTGAGCAGCTTGGTGTAGTCCTGGGCCATTACGCGACCTTGAGTTCCTTGCGAGTGCGCGACTGCGCCTCAAGCAGCGCAACGCGAGCGATGAGGTCGGCAAGCCGCTCTTGCAGGTCCGCGTTGTGTTGCCGCTGTTCATCGAGTCGAGACTCCAACTCGGTGATGCGGTTCAGCAGTTGCATGCTCATCGGATACCTGTCTGCGGTAAGGGCAGCGTGCGCTTGGCCTTCGGCTCGGTGTACGTCACGCACATCAGCCCGAAGGCATCGCTGCCGTGCGACGCCCAATCGTGTTCGGGGCCGAGGCCGACATTGCGCGCCTCGTCCTTCTTCTCGTGATACCAGCCCAACGCGTCGATACCGGGCTGCGTCGTGGCCTCGTTGAACCAGCACATCGGAAACAGCCGCCGGCCCGCCTCGATGCGCTGCTTGGCCGCGCCCTTGCCCTGGTTCGGCACCACGTTCACCGT